CACAGAGTTCTTTGATGTGCCAGAAGATTGGCTAAAGATTAACGTAGTGGGTATATAAATACATAATATGCGAACAATAGACTTATTTGAAGAAATGGCAGTTAACGATCTAACGTTGATTGATGCCTTGCGTGACTTTTTACCTTTAGCCCAACGCCATTTAAAATTACCAGGTATTCCTAAGATCACTTTAGAAAAGAACATAGAAAAGTCAAATGTTCCTACATTTGGTCGTTTTACCAACGAAGATGATCATGTCTATGTAGCTATCGATAACCGGAATCCTAACGACATTATACGTACATTAGCACATGAATTATGTCACTTTAAACAACGTACAGAACATGAACTAAGTGGCGGTAGTTGGCATACTGGATCACCTAGTGAAAATCAAGCACATGAACAAGCTGGTATCATGATGCGTGAATTTAACAGCAAATTTCCACAGTATTTGCGTATGAAACCTATCATATTACCTGACGGTGCTCACGGCAAACACTTAGATGAGAAATGGAGTGCCAAATACAAAAAGAGTATTGATTGCAGCCATCCAAAAGGATTCAGCCAACGTGCCCATTGTGCTGGTAGAAAGAAAAAATGAAATCCAGCGATTTTGAAATCATCAATCATAAAAAACTGGATCACTTCCTATATAAACTCTGTAAAGAACTAGTGTTCGCCCAAAAACTCAAACCTGAATACTATGGTTGGGTAGCCGCTGGTGTGTTAGATCCACGTGATCGTTTTATATGGGCTATAAACGTACCAACAGATGAAGGTGATAGATTGCATGCTGAACCAGCAGCCATGCAAAAATATCAAGAAACCTATGGGGATATACCCGAAGGCAGTATCATCTTAACTACATTAAGTCCTTGCAATGAATATATGAACGATCGTGAAGGGCCAAGTTGTACAGATTTGATTAACAACAGCATCGTACGTAAGGTTTATTGTGGATTCGTGGATCCATCACAACAGCAAGATACCAAACGATTCAGTTTACAAGAAACTAAAAATCAAAAAATACGAGATATCTGCAAAGATTTCGCTGAACAGTTCTTGGGACAACTAGACGAAAACTTTGCTGATGGTAAGGGTCCAGGCCGCCCAGGCGATAGCCAACGCCATGGTATACCTAAACATGCTACTATGGCACAATTACAAAAAGCAGCTAAAGCATCAGGACGTAAAGGACAATTAGCCCGTTGGCAGATAAATATGCGTAGAGGTCGGAAAAAATGAAAATTAATGAAATCATCGTAGAAGCTCGAGCAGTTAAACAACGCCTAGATGCTAAATGCTGGAAAGGCAAACACAAAGAAGGCACCAAGATCAAAGGTGGTGTGCGTGTCAATAACTGTGTACCTAATAATAAAAGCGTAGCTGAAGATTGGCAAAAAACCAACAAAAAAGACCGCACAGATGGCATGAGCCGTAAAGCTGTCAAAGCATACCGCCGTGAACATCCTGGCAGCAAGCTACAGACAGCAGTGACTACTAAGCCCAGCAAACTTAAGAAAGGTAGCAAAGCCAGCAAACGCCGCAAGAGCTATTGCAGTCGCTCAAAAGGTCAGATGAAGATGCACAACATCAGCTGCAAAAAGACTCCTGATAAAGCTATCTGTAAAGCACGCCGTCGCTGGAACTGCGAAAGCGTAGAACATGGGAATGGTATGACAAGTTATGAACACTTAATCAGCAAACGTCTAAAACGAATACTAATGTCTCCACAGGTTGATGAACGAGATTTAACCTGGGCCATGGAATATACACATGATGCACTAGCAGATGACTATGATGATGAACAGATCCCTAGCAGCGTTTATGATGCTAGAGCAAAGGCATTTGATAGTGCAGAAGCCAGTTTTGAAGAAGACGATTTCGATCAAACCTTAGAACATCTCAGACAATTCTGGAGAGTTTAATAGTTCGGTAATAAAAAACTATTGCTCTTTAGTTCAATTAACTGTATAATATAATTTTCAATCAAGGAGAGCCACATCATGGCATCAAAAATGTTTTCAAGCGAACAAAAAGCTAAATTAACTCAATTGGTTAACGAAGGTATTGCTGTATTAACCGAAATCGAAGATTTAAGTGCAGGTCTTAATGATACTGTCAAAGCAGTAGCAGAAGAGCTACAAGTTAAACCAGCGATCCTAAAAAAAGCGATTAAAATTGCTCAAAAATCAAAATTTGGTGAAACTAACCAAGATCACGAAACACTAGCAGACATCTTAGAAACTGTTGGTCGTACGATTTGATTGACTGGCACAAGACAGTCAAATTTATCTGTGATGATTGGCACAGTCACCCAGTCAGGTTAGTTTTTGAAACCATCAATTGGTTTTTAAACATAGTAGTATGTTTAACGTTTACCTTGACTGTACCTAACGTACCTTTCTTGTTAGTCTACCCGTTGTTCTTTTGTTGTTTGACAATCAGCATGTGGTCGGCTGTCAGTCGTGGCAGTTTTGGCCTGTTTATGACCAGTTTGACCATTTTCTTAGTTGATCTTGCTGGATATATCAGACTGTTACTGCAATGAGCACTGCCTTTGATGAATTACAAACAGTTGTTGATCGTTACAGTTCAAAGATAATTTTTGTAAATAACGATCCAATAGCACCTTATGATTTAACTCCTGGAAAAATCGTAATCTTTACCTGTGTAGGTGATTACTATCCATATCAGAGTTTTTCTAGTGAGTTTGATCAACTGTTGACACACTATCAATCAACAGGACGATTACGTAATTACTACATCATATTAACTAATCAAAACATACCTTCTGACGTTTCCGTCAAGTATCGAGATATAGTGACATTCATACGCATACCTACCAGTTACAGTTGGTATCGAGATAAAATCGCCGCAGAAGGATTCACACGAACAAGAAATTTAAAACGTCATTTCTTGAGCTTGAATAATCGGGCGATTTGGTATAGACACGCACTGTTTTATTTCTTTGTGAAACACAATCTATTAGATCAAGCATACTTTAGTTATAATATGGATGATCGTTTTGGTGTTGGCCAAGATCAACTGTTTGATGAGCTCGATGCCACTATTGGTACAACTTGGTACAATCAAGGTCTTGACTCAGCACTGCTTAAATCGATGATTCCATACAAAATCGATGACTTTGTTCCAAGTACACATCTTTGGGTATTTGGTGATAAGAATCTTTATAATGAATCATTTTGTAATATCACTACAGAAACATACAATCAAGACCGTGATCCTTTCTTCACTGAAAAAACATTCAAACCCATCGCCTTTGAACAACCTTTCTTTTTATATGGCAGCCAAGGTAGTTTAGAATACTTGAAAAGTTTGGGATTTAAGACTTTTGATGACGTATGGGATGAAAGCTACGATCAAGAACCATTGAATCATCTGCGTTTTGAAAAGATGTTAAAGCAGATATTAGAAGTGTCAACTTGGAGCCTAGACAAGTGTGAGTCGATTTCTAAGAAACTTGAACCAAGGCTAACATACAACAAACAGGTATTGATGGATGTTTTGCCAAAGCAATATGATCATGATATCGAACTGGTTAAAGAATATATTGAAAAATTGATAAATGATAAACAAAATTTATTAGGATGATTGCATTTGTAATAAGTATTGTGTATAATGTAGTTATAGTTAACGCCTATATTGGGCATGTAGAGTGTGTGTGAGCTAGAAGTCGCACAAAAAGGAAAATATGAGTTACGTAGACGCATTGTTCGATCGGACAAAAGATCGTATTTATATTGTTGAACGTGTAAACGGTCAAAGACAATATCAAGAATTTCCAGCCAATTATACTTTTTACTATGATGATCCTCGTGGTAAGTTCCGTACTATCTATGACACTCCTGTCAGCAGGTTCAGCACAAGAATAGGTAAAGAGTTCCATAAAGAACTTAAAATCAATTCAGGAAAACGCATCTGGGAAAGTGATATAAACCCCGTGTTCCGTTGCCTAGAAGAAAACTATCTAGGACAGAAGTCCCCCAAATTACAAACAGCATTCTTCGACATTGAGGTAGACTTTGATCCTGTCAGAGGTTTCAGTAAACCAGAAGATCCGTTCAATCCAATCACCGCGGTGTCAGTATATCTAGATTGGCTAGATAAATTAGTTACCATGGTGATTCCCCCTAAGAGCATGAGCTGGGAAACAGCAGAAGAGATAGCCAGCAAGTACGACAACTGTTTCCTTATGGAACGTGAAGAAGATTTACTTAAAACGTTCTTGGATTTGATCGATGATGCCGACATACTGTCAGGTTGGAACTCAGAAGGTTTCGACATTCCATATATGGTACAGCGTACTAATCGTGTGCTGAGCAAAGACGACACACGCAGATTCTGCTTATGGGGTCAATTCCCTAAACAGCGTGAGTTTGAACGCTTTGGTGCGGCTAATATGACATTTGACTTGATTGGTCGTGTACACATGGACTATATGCAACTGTATCGCAAATATACCTATGAAGAACGCCATTCATATTCATTAGATGCTATCGCTGAATATGAATTAGATGAACGTAAAACACAATATGAAGGTACGCTGGATCAATTATACAATCAAGACTTTCCCAAGTTCATTGAGTATAACAGACAAGATACTGCCTTGTTAGCAAAACTAGATAAGAAACTACGCTTCTTGGATCTAGCCAATGAATTGGCACATGATAATACTGTATTGTTACAGACAACAATGGGTGCTGTGGCAGTTACAGAACAGGCCATCATCAACGAAGCACATCAACTGGGTATGGTAGTACCAAATCGTAACAGAGATGAACAGTTTGACACACAGGCCGCAGGTGCGTATGTAGCGACGCCTAAAGCAGGCATGCACGATTACATTGGTGCTATCGACATTAACTCACTGTATCCCTCAGCTATTCGCGCACTGAACATGGGTCCAGAAACTATCATAGGACAGCTACGTCCTGTGATGACAGAATATTATATCAAAGAAAAGATGACAGCAGGCAGTAGTTTTGCTGACGCATGGGAAAACATGTTTGGTAGTTTAGAATATACCAGTGTGATGAACATGGAACCAGGTACTGAGATAACCATTGATTGGGCTAACGGCACCAGTGATGTACTCAGTGCCGCAGATGTTTGGCGATTGATATTTGATAGCAATAAACCTTGGATCCTATCAGCCAACGGAACTATTTTCAACAATGAACGCAAAGGGGTTATACCCGGCTTGCTAGAACGTTGGTATGCTGAACGACAAGAAATGCAGGCTAAAAAGAAAGAAGCAACTACAGATGAAGACAAAGCATTCTGGGACAAACGACAATTGGTTAAGAAAATTAATCTTAACAGCTTGTATGGTGCTATCTTAAATCCGGGCTGTCGTTTCTTTGACAAACGTATTGGGCAGTCAACTACACTTACTGGTCGGACTATCGCTCGACATATGGATGCATATATAAATGAATGTATCACGGGCAAATATGATCACGTAGGTGAAGCGATCATCTATGGTGACACTGACTCATGTTACTTCTCAGCTTGGCCAATGGTCAAGACTGATGTAGAAGCGGGTAAGATGGAATGGAACAAAGACATAGCAGTAGGTTTATATGACAGCATCGCTGATCAGGTCAATGAAAGTTTTCCACAGTTCTGTGAACGTGCTTTCCATACTCCGCGTCGACAAGGTGAATTGATCAAAGGTGGACGTGAACTAGTAGCACTCAAAGGCTTGTTTATCAAGAAAAAACGTTATGCCGTGTTGATCTATGACATGGAAGGTAAACGTTTAGACAGCCATGGTACTCCAGGCAAAGTAAAAGCCATGGGACTAGATTTAAAACGTAGTGATACTCCTAAAGTCATACAAGATTTCTTAAGTGAAATACTACTTGATGTGCTTACAGGTACTGGTAAAGAAGCAGTCATCGATAAAGTGCGTGAATTTAAATTGGCATTTACTGAAAGACCAGCTTGGGAGAAAGGTACACCTAAACGTGTTAACAACTTGACCAAGTATACTAAAGAAGAAGAACGCCTAGGCAAAGCCAACATGCCAGGACATGTACGTGCGGCAATGAATTGGAACAACTTAAAACGTATGATGGGCGATAACTATAGTATGGCTATCGTTGATGGTATGAAAACCATCGTATGTAAACTCAAAGATAATCCACTTGGATATACCAGTATCGGTTATCCGACTGATGAAACACATATACCCACATGGTTTAAAGAATTACCATTTGATCAAGATTCAATGGAAGCAGGCATAGTGGATCAAAAGGTAGAAAATCTCTTAGGTGTATTGGATTGGAAGATCGGTGAAAATACACAGATCGCCACAACATTTGACAATCTATTTACTTTTGAATAATGGCTACATTAAGCGAATTAGTAAAGTTTAGGAATGAACTGGCTGTTGCTATCAACAGCTTGTCTCTAGACGAGGTAATCGCTGAAAAAATACCATCAGTGGCTTCAGTAC